AAAATAGGTGAAGCAGAAGTTAATTTACCACAGTCTTTAGGTGGTGGTACAATTTCTTCAGATGAGGTACAAACAAGTTGGTTTCAGTGGTCCATTACAAAAAATTTTTATTGCGAAACGGATGGTTCTTTTATTGAGTATTATAGAACAATGACTAGGTTTGTAACAAATTTATATCCGGATTCTGTAAGTGAGTTTGAAGTGTCAAGTGAAACATTAAGGGAGTATTTAAAATACGTATTACCAGAAAACAAGTTAGAGAAATTCAACTCAGAAAATAATGGTAGAGTAACTTTCAGGTCTTGTTGGATTCCTTCATACGACGCAGAAAATGGGCTTTCTCTAACTTTTAATGGGTATTATGATAGTGTTGTTGAATTTACTAGAGAAACTATTGATAATAACACGGGTGGTAAATGTTCAGGAAATAAATACCCATCTATGGCGGTTTTTCTTGCGGCGGGAGATGCGACTTATTTAGATCCTGAAACGGGAAATTTATGGACAGAATCACAGGGATTAATAAATGTACCTTTATTAAAAGTTAATGAAGGATATGTTGGTAAATATTGGAAGGGTAAAACAGAAAGACTAAAGGAAAGAAATGACGGAGAGTATGATATGTCTCAATTTGGTTCTGACTTAGGTTTAGCGATGGAAACAACGTGGGCATTTTTGTCTGGTGGATTTAGTAGTTCCGAAATAGCGGATTTGTCACTAAAAGATAGTGGATATAACCCAACATTTATTGATAGAAAAGAAACCTTTGCGATGGCAACTCCGCTTACTATGGGGACAAAAGGACTTTTTAAAGAAGAAGATTATATTGACTATACTAAAGTAAATGAAGATACTGAAGTTTGGAAAATACCAAAAGGTGGTTTAACCCCGTATATCCCTGGAGCTAAAAAACACCCAAAATGGAATGTAAAATCACCTAATGGTAAATATTTGTATCAATATTATTATATAAATTATTATAATTCATTAACAGGTTTAGAACAAGAATTACCATTACCTTCGGCTGATTGGTGGGATCAGTATAATTCTTTTTTCTATAAAATGAAAAATTTTGTTAAAGACAAATGGATTAATGAAAATATAAGTGAAGTTGCTTTGTGTTTAACAATACAAGGGGGGGATAATTTTGCACGAGTTATAGAAACTAGAGGTACAGTAGGTTGGTCATTTAAAATTGATACGGGTACAGGTACGATGTTTTTTGCTGAGGGTGAAAAAATCACTTATAAATCAGGACTTAGAACCGTCACTAAAGGTAATGATTATAGTGACCCAAATAATGTTAAGTACGGTGAGGCGGGTGAACTTGAAGCGTACAATTTTATGGACGTAAAGTTCTTAGACTCAAGAAGCCCAATTGGCGCTTTTTGGGATAGTCACATATCAACAATAGTATCTATTCTTGTGGGTTTAGCAATAGGTTTTGCTGCAGCACCACTTGCCGAAGGATTGTCGATAGGTTGTGGTTGGGCGGTACCAGCAGGTGAAGTAGGCGCCACCACAACAAATTTATTTGTTAGACAAGGTGTTAGTTATGTTTTATCAGAAACTGCACCATCATACGCATTAACACTTATGTCCCAAGGAGCATTTACACATAGTAGATTGGCGGTTTATATAGAGATTTTTTTAGATGGAGGTTTACTAACAGGACCACAAGCAATTTATTACTTTAGAAATGGTGATAATGTTGGGGCTCTTTTAACTTTAATGACAGTATTAGTTCCTTTTGCATCAGAAAGAAAAACTTATAGTAATTGGTCAAGAAAAATATGGAATCCGGATGTAGCAAAAACTTTGAGTCAAAAAATGGCTGGTAGAAGTGCAGGTTTTTGGAGAAGGTTAGATCCACAAAAATTATTTAAATTTATAGAGGGTTTAACTCCTGAAGAAGCACGTGCATTTGGTGAATTATTACAACAAATTGAAAAGAACGGAGCCAAGGCAATAAACGAAGTATTTGAAAGTTATTCTGAAAGAATTATTACAGTTTTAAAAGAAAGCTCAGAATTACAAAAAAGAATTGCATATAGATTTAGAGACAATGTTCACGTATTTGCAAGAGCCGCTGTTCCTATAGGAGGCGGAATTTTTATTGCACAAACAGGAATAAAAGCAATTGTTGATTATTGTAGAACACAAGATCCTCAACTTACCGAAGATCAACTTAATAACTTATATGAGGGATTAGTAAAATTAGCCAAATATGCCGATGAAAGATATGCTGGTTTTTCAAATGAAGAGATGGATTTTATGAGAACTATAGATCCTAATTTTAGTCTTATGGATAGTGATGAATGGTTAGACTCACAGAAAAAAGAAAATAATGATATTTGGTATACCTTAATAAAAAATAATGGTTATGAAGATATTGTAGAAGAAAGAAAAAATCAATTAGTTCAGAGTCGAGTTGAACAAGATAAAAAAATAATTGAAGAAAATTTAAGTGATTATATTATTTATGATTCTCTTTGGATGGGGGATAGGTTTAAATTAGAAGTAGAAATATCTAAAGATAGAATTACAGGAGAGATAACAGATATTACCGCAATTCAAGATAAGATAGATTTAATTAAAGAATACTATGGATGTGTTGCAGAAACATCTTTATTTGAATTTATAGGTGCACACAAAACAAGTACAGGTTATTGGTGGGTTTGTTTTAAAGTAAATGGGGGAACAACGATTAGAAATGGACAGGTTTTCTTTTTTGGAAAAGATGATGCATTTGATATAAAGTCAATAGGTGGATTAATACCTGATTGGAATCCAGAAATAAGTTCAGACTTTAAATTACAATTCCCAGATTGTACTAATTATCAGTTTATAAATAATGAAGAGGAAGAGTATTTATACAAAAAAACAAAAGATGGTAAAATATTTATGTCTTTAAAAGAAAAAATAGATTGGAAAGAAGTTACAAACAGTAAACAAAAAACAGAAATAGATAATAAATTTTTTAAATAAATAAAAAATGAATAGATTAGATTTTTTAATAAAAAAAGTTTTACGTGAAGAAGAAAACAGATCTAGTAGATATATGTTTTTTTCTAATTTAGAACAGATAAAAAAACAGTGTGAAATGTTACTAAGTATGGATGAAAGTAAAATAGAATCAATATTAGATAACGGACACGATTGGGCACAAGATCATATCGCCGAATCAAAAAATAATATGGATCAAGTTTTTGATTTTCTTAACAATGAGTTAGGTAATTATGAAAATGATGAAATGATTGAAGAAGGGAAGAAAAAAACAGGGACAAAATTATGTGCGAGAGGAAAGGCTGCAGCAAAGGATAAGTTTGATGTTTACCCTAGTGCATACGCAAATGGATACGCTGTTCAAGTTTGTAAAGGAAGACAACCAGGGCTTGATGGTAAAAAACGATGTTCGGGGGCTTATTGTTAAAATATTTAGAAAAAAATTTTTTTATTAAATAAAAAGTAGTATATTTGTAATATATAAATTATAAGTCATGAAAAAAGTATTATTTTACCTGTTTTTAACTGTAACAAGCGTTACGTTTTCTCAAACCGCAAATCCTAACGAAAAAGTGGATACAATGCAATGTGATAACTCATTGCAAAACATTGTACAATTTACAAAAGAATATGCAGAATTAATGTCTACTTGGACTCCTGAAAAAAGAGAAGAGTTTAAAATAATGTTCGTTCAAAAAAGAGGAGACATTAAAATTATTGACTATCCTTACGTTAAACCAAGAGATTAAATACTATTTAAGTAAGTAATCCATTCAGGGTCAGTACCACCTATTGGTGTACAAAAATATGCCGCCTGTGATTTGTAAGAAAAGAATAAAATAGAATCTCCAGGATTATCTAATTCTGTTTGATTTAAAAATTCAAGACTAACGTTTTCAATTGGAACTGCATCTAATACAACAGTACTTGTATCGTAAGTTTCTCTTGGTATATTTTTGTCTGGGTTTAAAAATATTCTTTTAAACCCACCATTATTAGGTCCACCATGCATATCTTGACTATTATTATAGGTTAGATTAAACTCTTTAAATGAATTTTTTACAATATCATTTTGACATAGCAATGATAATTTTTTATCCGGTTCAGGTTGTTCCTTTAATAGTTTACTAACTATTTTTGTAATTTCTCTTTCTGTAATTCTAAATTTTCTTAACATAACTTCATTAATTTTTTTATGTGATGTCATTATGGGTTTTTGCCCTTTTCCTGTTTGTGTATCTTTTTTTTCTGCTCTTCTTTTTTGTTGACAAGCAGAACGCTTTTCTGAGTCTGACATTTTACCCGCAACGCCAGCAGCCCTACATTTTGGATAAGCTCCTTTATCAGTATCACTTCTTCCACATGGGGGGTGTTTACCGTCAACTTTTCTACAAATGTCAACCCAAGGTCCTTTTGGTTGTTTAGAACCCTTTGGTTTTTTTTTTGTACCAAACCAAACCGCCAAATCTTCATTAACTGCATGTACGTCATGCGTACCAACATCGTAGGTTCCATTTTTATTTTTTTCCCAAACACCAACAACCCTATTTATATTATTTTTTAATGTTTTTTGTTTTGTATTATGGTTATCTTCTGTGTCAACAAACTCATAGTATGGTCCTAATTCAGATTTTTTCCATTTTTTTAAACCAAGCTCAATTGGTCCTGTGTAAGCACCTGCGGTAATCGACGCACTTGTTTCATTTAATATAATATTATCCAATTCTACCCATTCTTTTATTGGTACTACCTTTTTACCTTTACCTGGAGTTTGATTTATAGCATTACCGTCCTCATCACTAAATGTTGCATATGGATGATTTTTAATATAATTAGTAACTTTTTCAGCTACCTTTTCCCTTTTTTTAATTGTTTTTTTATCTGTTGACATTTTACCGTCTAAACTATCATGATCTAACATAGCATCATCCCAATCAGTAACGTATTCAGTGAAAGGGGCGTTTATATTTTTTTCAAATTCACGATAACCCGGTAAAAGAGGTGAAACATAAGAACCTCTACTCGTGTTATTTGTTGCCTCATTTAATATTTTTTTAATGACATTGTCTAACATATTAAATAAATATCTTAATATTATTTAAATTTTTTTAAAAACCATATTATTTTATAGTTTTTTCAATTGAACCGTCATTATAATATATTAACATTATACCTTTTGAATTAATATCTACTTCCTGACCCAACGTATTTATAACTTTAAGTATTTTTCTTTGACTTAATACATTATTTATTGAGATTACATTAAAGTATTCATGATAACCATCAAAGTCTGTTTGAGATAATCTATAGTAATTAATAACCCCTATTTTATGTGTTTTATCAATGTATGTGTAATTAACTAATTCTTGTGAATTACCTACAGATTTTACCTTTGAAACTTCTTCCCATGTTTCACCGTCAAGTGTTCTTTCTATTGTAAAATAATCATTATTTTTTTCAGATGCCGTGCACCAATACAGTATATTATTTCCATCCTCTTCAATTCCATTAAAAGAAATTAACTCAATTGGTAAAGGAGTATTAACTATTTCAAGAAGTTCAATATTATCAATCCACCATTCTTCGCCCGCAGAATTAACTCTACAAAATAAATCAACCGATATTTGAGTTATACCTAATGGTAAAAATAAACTTACAGTTGATGGTCCTGTTGTTGATGATCCAGGTGGGGATTGATAAACATCGCCTGCGGGTGCTGCTGAATTTGTAAAAGAACCATTGGCGTTATGGTTTATAACCCCTGTTGAGGTAAATGGAAATGTTGCATTATTATTCCCCGTAATTCTAAGTTCAGATATATATGTTGCACCTCCATTTGTTGATACCTGTACCTCTACAAAATCCGCAACGTCGACACCTCTACTAGTTGCTGTTGAATTTGTAAAAGTTCTTGATGATAGTCTAAATTTAAATATATGTTGATTTAATGGATTTAAACCTGTTACGTTTGGTAAAGTATACCAATCTTGCTCAACCCCTGACGTTCCAGATCCAGAACCATATATTGCAGCACTTGTTGTTGGTGATACAGATGTGTTAGTAAACCATCCGGCGGTTAATGCCGGTGTCCACCAACCTGCAGTTGCATATGTGGTAGAAAATGTCTCCATATAGTCATACTGAATAACTGTTTGACTTTTTACTGTATAAAACAATAAAATAAATAAAATGACTAATAATTTTTTCATACTTTCTTTTTTATATAATTATTTTAATGGTACATAATATTTGTTTTTTTTTAAAATCATTTTACATGTAAATGTTTAAACACAAAGTTTAAATTATCATACTAATTATTACAATGTATTTTTTATTAAAATAAAAAAGGAGACAATTTCTTGTCTCCTTTCTCTTATTCTGTTTTTAATTGATTATCTCAATTCTCTCAAGTCAAATGTTCTAACTCCGTCAACAGTGATACGTCCGTAGAAACGGTTGTTAACCATTTTCTTAGCGTATCTTGTCATAATACCTTTGATAGGTGTGAAGTTGAACGGATTGTACATTGTAGGTGTTAATTGTAGAGGTACGTACGGTGCGTAAACGTATCCTGTGTCTAACAATGAAGAACCTTTGTGACCCAACAAGATTGTGTTTGGTGGGAAGTAAGGATCTCTATACACTTGGTAACGTCCTGCTAATGTACCAACTCTTTCAATACCCATGTTGTACTGATCTTGCTCAGGAGATGCGTTAGATACGTGGAAGTATTCTAAATCATCAAAGATTGCAGAAACCTCAGAAGAAACTACGATCCAGTTAGCACCACCTCTAAGTGTAGACTTGTGGATTTGTGCTGAAATTTGGTTAATCGCAGTAATCAAAGTTTGGTTCCAATCTTTTTGAGTGTACTGAGTTAATGGGTTAGCGGTAGTACCTCTCTTCCATCCGTTGTAATCCCAACGTAATGTCCAAGCCGCTCCTTTACGTAAGTCACGTAAAATTTCACGATCGATTTCTGCTGCTACTTGCTCAGATAATAAAGCCGTTAATTCAGCTTCAGCATCGATGTTGTGGAATGCAGAAACGTCTTGTGCTAATTCAGGAGACCATTGTGCTCTTAGTTTTCTTTCTGTTACAGAAACAGTTACTGATTGTAAGTCAAAAGAAACCTCACCAATTTTGTCTTCGAATTCCAATTCTTGGTAAATTCTATAAGTACAAGTGAATGCTTGGAAATTATTAGTTCCCGCTGCTGGTGCCGCCTGTGTAGTGAAACCACTATATCCGTCAATTGAATTTGCTCCAATAGCACATGGTACTTGAGTGTCTATTTCTAAGTAAATAACGCCGTTAGCATCACAAATATTATCATAAGAACCACCGTTACCTCCATTATTTGACGCTGCATTTCCGAATGTTGTTTGTTGTGTGGAACCGTATTGAACAATACCTTTACCATATTGTTGAGTAACAACTCTAAATAATAATGCTCCAGTTCCTAAAGTAGAACCTGCAGATGTTCCTGAGAATCCGTTATTGTAACCAGGTGTTGCAGTAGTGTTTACTTTAACTTCTAATCCCGCAAGGAAAGTTTCAGTATCCTCTTCATTACCATCAGGACCGATAAGTTTACCAGCACCTGAATAATTAAATCCAGACAATGCGATAATTACTTTTCTGTATTCAGTAGATGCTGCGTAGTTAGTTTGTTGTAGACTACCAGCCGACCAAGTCATTGTAGATGCAGACACTGTTCTAGCAGAAAACGCACCTTTTGAATAGTCAAATAAACCTGCCGGATCTAAACCTGGTTCAGAACCTTCGTAGAATCTGTCATAAAGGTTTTTATCGTTTGCCCCGTATCCTGAACCTGCAGTTGTTGATGAACCATTAGCACCGATTGGTTGTAAGTGAGTACCACCCGCTGTTGGATCTTGTCCTAAATCATACCCTTGAATTTTAGGGATGAAGTAAAACAATTTACCAATAGGTAAGTTCATTGCTTGTACTGATACTAAATCATTAGCCAATAATTTAGAGAATACACGTCTAACGATAGGGAAAACTACAGTTTCGAATGAACCTGAACTATCAGTTGCAGCCGCTTCGTTGATTAAGTGAGACGCTTGGTTTTCATATAATTGTGCCATGTTCTCTTTAACGTGTCCTCTTAGACCGTCTAGGAATCCTAATCTATCCCATTTGTTAATTGTATCTTCTTTGATAACTTTAAGGTGCTTTAACCCAATGTTACCTACAAGACCTGATTCTAATAATGCTCCCATTTTTTAATTTTTAATTAGAGTTTATTTTTTTATTTTATGTATATAAATA